CCAACAGCCGCATTTTATTGGGCGGCACTCTAGGGACGATTTCTCTCGAATTAACTCCTGAAGAGACCGCTTCTATCCCTGCGGGCAATTTTCTTTACGACTTGGAAATTGTTTTTGGTAGCGTTGTAAGAAAGCTCATAAGAGGGACAGTAGTAGTTGTGCCGGAGGTTACGGCGTGAGCGAGATCATCGAGATCATCGGCTCAGGACTCACGGGGCCCCAGGGCCCTAGAGGGTTGCAGGGGTTGGTTGGGCCCGAAGGCGCAACCGGACCCAAGGGCGACACGGGGGTAGCGGGGACTAATGGGGCCGCTGGAGCACAGGGTATTCCAGGCGTTCAAGGCCCTATAGGGCTGCAAGGGCCAAAAGGCGATTCTGTTACTGGGCCCCAAGGCGCTCAAGGATTAGCTGGCGCGGTCGGCCCGATTGGCCTCGACGGTCCGATTGGCCCCGTCGGGGTCGGGGTATCCAATACCCTTTCCATTGGGTCTGTCGGAATCGGTGTTGCCGCCGCTGCCATCACGGGCGCCTCTCCGAATCAGACTCTTAACCTTGTCTTACCACAAGCAAGTTTGCTTTCTAGTGCCAAGACGACTCTCATCGGAAACGGGGTATTAAAAACCTTTACGATCGCGGGCCTCAAATCCAGCGATCCCAACCATGTCATCGTCTGTGTCAACGGAGTGACGCAAGAACCCACCATCGACTACCTCGTCAACCAAGGCGCAGGAACCGTCACCTTCTCGACGCCATTGCCAAATGGAGCCAAGGCTGTTGTCATCGCCCTTGGCCTTTACTCCCCCTCCACTCAGCGCGACCCTGACAACTTTATTCACGCATTCGATATAAATTCATCAGGAACTTTTAGTTACTACGGGGTCATGTTGAATTATTTCATACCTTCCCCGCCTGCCATCCCCTTCACCATTGGTTCATCAGCTAATGTAGCTGAGTGGGAGATCACTCGATCCACGCTCACTTCTGCTGGGGCAGTCGCATCCACCGCCAAGGCGAGCAATGTCGCATGGACTAACCGAGAGACCGCTACCTACGCATGACGACGATCACCGATGCCAACCTAGCGCAGACCCTCGATCTCAGCCAGATCGACCTCATCCTGCCCGAAATCGCGCAAAGCATCGTGGAATATCCGACCCAAGATGATTTTCCTCAGACAGGTCGCCCACAACGCATGTATGTCGATCTCTCCAGTGGTACTCCCTACCGCTGGAGCGATGACCACTACGTCCCTCTCATTCAGACCATTGATTGCGGCAATTTTTAAGAATCTCCCCTAAAACAACAACACAAACACAACAAAACCAACATAATATGGCAAATCCAATCATCAAAATCAAACGGGGCTCTGGCGCACCGACTTCCTTGCAAGTCGCTGAGTTGGCCTTCGATACACTCAACAAAAACATCTATGTAGGAACTGCTTCTGGCGTTTTGGCTGTCGGCGGCGACTCGTTCGCAACCAAAGCCTACGCAGACGCATCTGTCTCCAGCGAAGCTTCGGCGCGTTCGGCGGCTGACGCTACCCTTACTTCAGGTGTAAGCACGCTCACCACATCGCTAAATTCGGAAATTTCGCGTGCAACTGACGCTGAAGGAGTAGTTTCTGCAAATTTGGCGACTGAAATTACCAATAGAACCACAGCAGTGTCCGCAGTGACATCCTCGCTGAATTCGGAAATCACACGGGCGCAGGCCGCTGAAGGCACTCTCACCTCGGCAGTCAGTGCCGAGGTTTCGCGTGCGTCCGCCGCTGAAGTGGCACTCGGAACTCGCATCGACAATGTGTTGAGCAATGTTGATGGCGCAGCCCTCGACTCCCTCACCGAAGTCGTCGCCGCCTTCCAAGCCGCCGATGGCACTATCAACGGAGCGATCACTAGCCTCGCCGCTAGCGCATCGAGCGCCCTCGCAGCCGAAGTGACGCGTGCGACAGGTGCGGAATCGACCATCACGACTGCCGCAACGGCACTCGCTGGTAGAGTAACGACCGCAGAGTCGGACATCAATACCCTCGAAAGCGACCTCGCCGCAGAGGTGAGCGCCCGCACAAGTGCTGTATCTTCAGAGGCTTCCGCAAGGACTTCTGCCGATTCCGCTCTCGGAGTTCGCATCGACAACGTGGTGTCTGCTGCAACTGCCCTTACCTCAAGGGTTACCGCCGCAGAGGCAGACATCCTCTCAGAGGCATCCACCCGTGCATCGGCAGTTTCTGCCGTATCGGCTCGCGTGAGCGCCCTTGAAAGCACCATCGACGGAGGTTCTTACTAGTCCTTCCACCGCCTCCGAGGTTCGACCCCTCGGAGGCAACCCCATTCCATAATGGCAACAATCATACCCAAAAAATCCACGGTAGCAGGCAAAGTCCCGACGACGAGCGATTTAGGTCTCGGAGAGATTTGCTTGAATCACGCAGACCACGTCCTCTATTCCCGCCATCCAGGGACGGGAACGGTCTACGCCATTGGAGCAGGTAGCGCCGAACGCTTCTGGGCCTTCGCTCTCACAGGAAATACCGTCTACCTCGCCAGCATTTCCACATCCGACTTTCCTTCCAGCGGCAGCGTCTATGACGTGACCCTCTGGGACATAACCAAAACAACAACCAATGACAATGGAGACGTAGTCTCCGAAAGCTCCGCAATCGGAGCTTGGAATAACAAACAAAACCTCACCTACGCATAAACCTATGAACGCTACCAATCCTATCGAAATCGACGGCAAACAATACCCGAAACTCTCGCTCAATTTGGCTATATCGGGCCGGTATCTGGGCGATGGCTCCAGTGACGCCAATGTCGCCATGCGCCTTGTCCCGACCCGCCTCGAAAACGGCGAGGTCATCACCGCTGACGAGTCCGCCATCGGCATCGTTCTCGGATCGCTGGCAGGCAGCGACGAAGCCACACAGCAGGCCGTGGGTGCGATCCAAGCGGCCCTCCAATCCTACATCGCCGCCAAAGGACTCTAAGCCATGGCACTCATACTATCAGCCGCCACCGGCAACTTTAACTCAACCGCAACTTGGGTGGGCGGAGTCGTGCCTACCACAGGCGACGAGGCCCGCGCCTCGACGGGTCACACAATCACCATCACCGCGAATGCGACCTGCACCGAGATTTCAAACGCAGGGACAGGCATTTATACGCTAAACGACGGCATCACTCTAACGGCTAATGTTACAAATAAAACCACAACAGGCTCGCGCAACTGCCTGCAATTTACAGCAGCCTCCCCAGCGGTTGGTTCTATTGTAGGAAATTGCACGGGCGGAATCACTCAAGCGTGTGGCGGCGTCAATAATTCGTCCACGGGAACATTAATTGTTACGGGGAATTGCGTGGGCGGATCTGGGTCGAGCGGCAGCGTGATTCTGGGTTGTTTTGGAGTAAGTAACGCATCAACTGGAACAGTAACTGTCACCGGAAATTGCACGGGAGGAAGCGGGGCGAGTTCTCATGGAATTCAAAATGCATCTACGGGGTCTATTTCCATCACGGGAAATTTAACAGGCGGAACCAGTACTGGATACGGTGCATATAATAACTTATCGGGAACTCTAACCGTGACCGGAAATGTCACGGGCGGAACGCTGGTCGCCACCTCGCATGGATTAAACAATGCTTCAACGGGAATCGTCGCCGTTACTGGAATCTGCACAGGAGGTGCGGCTGGAGCGGCTGGAGCAAACAATGCTTCGACAGGAACCGTGCGGGCGACCCGCTCTGTGGGTAATGCCTACGGTCCCGCGAACTCCGCTGGATTGGTTGCCTCTGTCGGGGTTTCAAATGCTGCGCTCGGCATTTGCGAAATCGAGCAAATCGAATTTGGCACATTTGGACAAATGCCTGTGAGCGGCACAGGCATCCGCCTTAAAAAAACCAGCAGCAATGTCGCGATCTTCAACTACGCCGACACCGCAGGCGCGAAAACCCTCATCGACGCAACCGCAAACGCAGCGATGCCAGCCGCCACCGATGTCCGCAATGGCGTGAGCTACGCCAGCGGCGCTTTGACGGGATCGGCATTTATCCCATCCGCCTCCAGTGTGGCAAGCGGAGTCCCCGTAGGGTCCGGCACTGGCACGGCAGTCCTCACCGCCGCCGCGATCCGCACCGAGCTGGCTGTGGAGTTGGCCCGCATTGACGCCGCCGTCTCCAGCGCAGGCAACGCCCCGACAGCCGTACAAATCCGCACGGAGATGGACAGCAACTCCACCAAGCTCGCAAACCTCGACGCCACCATATCCAGCCGCCTCGCGCCATCCGGCACGCTGGCAACCGTGACCACCCTCACCAACGCGCCAACCGTGCCCACCGCATCGGCCATCGCCACACAAGTCAGAACCGAGCTGGCAACGGAGCTGGCCCGAGTGGATGTTGCGACAAGCACACGCCTCGCCTCCTCGGCCTACACCGCGCCAGCAAACACGGATGTGGCCGCCATCAAAGCGAAAACCGACAACCTCCCAAGCGACCCCGCAGACCAAAGCCTCGTCGTGGCCGCCATCACCGCCATCCCTACCGTAGCCCAAATTCGCACCGAGCTAGATTCCAACTCAACCAAACTCGCCAATCTGGACACGACGGTATCCAGCAGACTTGCAAGCTCGGTCAGCACCAACATCACGGCCATCAAAGCGAAAACAGACCTGCTCAATACAGACAGATTGGCCCAGTGCGCTACGACGAGCATCGTTGGGTCACTCATCGCTCAATCCAACTCATAGGTATGATTGATAACCTAAACAAAACTCTCGATGTTGGTCTAAAAATGGCAACCCCCGTTGGGGTAGTGGTCATGCTTTTCATGCAGTCGCAATTTGTAACGCGTGGTGAGTTTGCAAACTCCAGTGAACGCGTTGATGCCCGCTTGAGCAAAATCGAAACCGTTCTCGTTCGCATGGAAGCTGGAGCCGAAGCCGATAAACGACATGACGCTTTGTTGGCTGACCACGAAACGCGCATACGCAATATGGAAAGAGTAACCCCGAAATGAAATTACTACTACTCTCTATTTTATTAGTAACAGGGTGCGTCTCGGTACCTATTCCTCCCGCAGGAGATCATGTTGGCGAGCTGGGCTATGTCAAAATTTCTCTCAAATTTCAGTATCTCCCCACAGAACCCCCCCAACTCGATTGGTTTAACCCAATAGTACCACAACCTAAATTGTATAAGGACAAATAATATGATCGCATTAAACTACATACTCGCTCGACTCGCTGAAGCCTCAACTTGGAGAGGGCTTGCGTTCCTTCTCTCCGCAGCAGGCGTGACACTCGTTCCAGAGCAGGCAAATTCTATCGCGGCTGCTGGGATGGCAGTAGTCGGCGCAATAAACGTATTTCGCAAAGGGTAATATGGAAGCGAAGCACATAGCGGTATCGCTGATTGTGTTGTCGTTCGTGTTCCTTGGAATTGGAGTTTTCTTTATTTTAAAATGATTCATAAACTTACCGCAATAGCTCAAGCCGAGATCGGCGTCCTCGAAATCGGGGGTAATAACCGTGGCTCTAGGATCGTTGAATACCAACGCGCAACATCATTAGTGCCTGATAATTGGCCTTGGTGCGCTGCGTTTGTGGATTTTTGCATCCAGCAGTGGATCAAAGACCCCGAAGCTGCAAATTGGCTTAAACTTCAAGTGCGTACTCCCGAGGAGTGGCGACCCAAAACCGCGCTGGCGTATGGTCTAACCACTTGGGCTAAAGCAAGGCCCGCGACGACAACGATTCTCACGGAGGCGGACACGGCAAGACTCGGAGATATTGTGACTTTTGATTTCAGCCACACGGGTATCGTTCTTGAAGATGACGGCAAGTATATCGTTACCGTTGAAGGCAACACAAATGGGAAAGGCGACAGAGATAGCGAGAGCGGAGACGGCGTGTGGAGAAAAATCCGCCGCAAAACCCTGGCAAAAAACTTTATCCGCATCCACCCTAGGGCCTAATGCCACCTAAAGTATCCAACGCATACCGAGGGAAAGTTTTATCTTTTATTAAGAGATACAAGTTAAAAATGGGTTGCGCTCGCTGCAAAGAAAATGGGACCGCCGAAGCTTTAGATTTCCATCATATAAACCCCGAAACTAAAGTAAACCCCATAAATGTGTTAGTGAGAACATCAGGGCTTCTAGCTGTCTTGGAGGAGGTCGAAAAGTGCATTGTCCTCTGCGCGAACTGCCATAGAAAAGAACATAATAGAAAAACCCGTGTTAAAAAGCACTAAGATACGAATCCGAGGCAAATGGTGGCGGCTTGAAATCAAACAACTTGCTCCGGTTAAGCGCGAGGGGTCTTGGGTTCCCCTCTACGGTCTATGTAATTATGAAACTCGGGTGGTTACTTTGAACCCTCAGTTTGATATGGGCGCAACCCTTCTACATGAAATCACCCATGCCTGCCAACCAGACCTAGATGAGGTCACGGTAGAGGAAATCGAAGATGCCCACATAAATGCTAAAAAAGCCCTCGAAAAACTAATTGCGAAATGAATAATAACCTTGTAACCTCACGGCGATGCTTTTAATCCTTCCCTTTAACCAAAACCATAAACCCCTTTACGAGCATATCGTCGCTCTTGGCGGGGACGGGGGGCACGATTTGTTGCTTGTGGGGAGTAAATCCCAGGCGCGTGCTATGGAGGATGCTGTCGATGAGTTCACAAAAGTCTTTGCCCATGTGGATGTTTTCGCAGTGGACGGAGAGCCTAGCAGAAACAGGCTTTTTTCCGAGACTGTGAAATGGCTTGATCTTGTGGCAAACGAGGCTCCTTTTTATTGGTTCGAGGATAGTGTGCCAGTAAAAGCTTCTTGGCTTGACGATATTTATACGGAGTACCAAATCAAACGGACTCCTTACCTTGGGGCTGTGGAGCCTTCTATCGAAGTTGACCCAGCTACGGAAGAGAAGTTTGAGGAAAATCCTCGCTTGATAGCTTCTAGCGTCTACCCCGCAGACTTATACGAACGATCTATTCTTATTCGGCAGCTCTGCTTCCCTAATGCCCCACTTTGGAATGTTCAAATGCGGTTTGAGATTCGCCGCGAAGCAACTGTATCGGCACACATACAGATGGTGGGTGAGCCGATCGTTGCGGCGACTAGCGTCATAACTGGAACTAATGACCCCACAATTTTAGAACCTCGAAAGAAGGAAAAAGACCATGCACGAAAGTAGCTCTCTTGAAATAAAGGGGTTAGACCCTATAACGGGCGCAGCCCCAAAATGCCGCGTCGATAATGTGGATGCGGGCCGCGCTATTTATCTAGCAACAAAAAAAGCCGATGAGGGTAGCAGTCGCAATCGCGCCTTGATCGACAGTATGTTCAATGGCGCTCCTCCGTTCAATGCCAACGATCTGATTGAGATGGGGCAGGGCGACCGAACGAACCTTGATTTCGGCGATGCAGCAGCCCTCAAAGATCAAGCCCTTGCAGGCTACTACGACTTGACAAGCTCAGTTGATAAACTGGCTCGCGTTCAAACAAGCTACGGCGCGCCCGAGCAGCAAGCCGAGTGGAATGAAATCATTTCCGAGGAGTTCCATCGCACGTTAAGGGAATGGAAGGAGTTTGAGTTTAACCACCAGCGGCTCTGCGACTACTTTGTGAGCCACGGAGTCGGGGTAACTTTCTTCGAGGATGAAGTGGACTGGCGCTGGCGCGTTGCTGGACTCTCGGAGTTCCGCATCCCTAGGGCGACTAGAGCCAGCGAGCATGAGATCGAAGTTGCGATGGCTGACCGCGAATACCGCGCCGACGAGCTTTACGCTTTTATCAAAGACGCCGAGATCGCTGCGGAACTCGGGTGGGACGTTAAAACCACGCGATCGGCTATCCAGCGCGCCTGCCAAGAAGACCAATCCATGAGTCTTGGAGACTGGGAAAAGCTGGAGGTGGAGCTGAAAAACAACGATATTCTGTATGGTCACGCCAAGAGCAAAGTGGTGAAGGTCGTCCACATGTGGGTGCGAGAATTTTCAGGTAAAGTCTCGCACTTAATGTTCCTTCAAGACCCTTTGAATAGTTTAGCGAAAGACGAGAAATTCCTATTCAAGCGGGAAAATCGTTTCGAGTCTCCAACGAATTGCTTTGTGACTTTCTGCTACGGAGTGGGAAATGGAACTTACCACGGCATACGCGGACTCGGGTTTAAAATCTACCCACACATTCAAGTGTTGAACCGCTTGCGGTGTGGAATGGTGGATGGGGCTCTCTTGTCTTCTTCCCTCATTGTTCAGCCTAGCGACAGTTCCTCTAGGGCGATTGACGATCTGACTTTGACTTACTACGGGCCTTACGCGCTCTTTCCACCAGGTCTAAAGATTGTTGAAAAAGCAGTGCCGAATTTGCAACAGAACATCATCCCTGTCATATCCGATATGGCGATGCAGATGCAGAATAACGCAGGGGCTTACCAGACTCGTGCGGCGGGGGTTGACGGACAATCACGCACTGCCTACGAAGTGCGAAGTCAGTTGCAAAAAGAGGCAACCCTGTCTTCTGCCTCGATCAACCTTTTCTACCACCCGTGGAAACGCCTCTTAGCTGAAGTGTATCATAGACTATGCCGCGTAGATTATAGCGCCCTAGAACCTGGCGGTCGCGAGGCAATCGACTTCCGAAAACGCTGCATTAAAAGGGGTGTGCCGCTTGAAGCCATCATCAAAGTCAAACAAGTTGACCCCGTCCGAGCGATCGGTTACGGAAGCCCTCAAATGAGGATGGCTGCTGTAGATGAAACAATGAGCATATTCGGCTCGCTCGATGAACAAGGGCGCATCAATCTTCTGCGCGATCGCATTGCCTGTCGTTTTGGGCAGGAGGTCGTTGACCGCTACTTGCCGCCTCCGAACACCAATCTTCGCCCTCCGTTGGATTACAAAATTGCGGTTTTGGAAAACGCGACCATGTCGAGCGGAAGCCCGATACCCGTCAGCCCAGGGGAGAATCATTTCATTCATGCGGGCACCCATTTGCAGGCTCTCGATCAACTCGACCAAGCCATCGCAACAGGGCAGGCGAATCCGCAAAACGCGCTCATGGCGATGCAGCATTTCTTGCCTCACACTCAGGAGCATGTTGCGGCTCTAGGGCAGGACTTGGTACGCAAAGACCAAGTCGCGTTAATGACTCAGCGCCTCCAACAACTCGGGGCAAGCTCCAAGCGGTTGCAGGACGAACTGCAAGCTCAGGCTGAGAATGAGCAGAAAGGCGCAGAAGCCGAAGCACAGAGACAGCAGACCGCTATGCAAGCTGATTATCGGGCCATGCAAGAGAAGATCGCTAAGATGGAACAACTCAGCCCTGAAGCCCAGCAAAAGCTTCTTGAGAAGCGAGCCGATATGCAGATGAAGATCGAAAAACATCAGATTGAGATGCAGATGAAAGCCGCCGCGACCCAGCAAAAAATGATTCTTGATGACGCGGTAGCTGCATCGAAAGTTAGATCAACTTCTTCAGTTGCAAAAGTCCCGCCACAGGTGTAATAACCATCTAACCTCTATGAGAGACTACAAACGCGAATACGACACTTTTCACGCCAGCCCTGAGCAAAAGAAGCGCCGAGCGGGACGCAATGCCGCTCGACGTAAATTGACTGCGGAGGGCAGGGTAAAAAAGGGCGATGGGATGGATGTAGATCACCGCAACCATAATACGCTCGATAATAGCCCCGCCAATTTACGCGTACTGAGAGCTAAAGTGAATCGGTCCCTCCAATGACAAATATTATTGGTGAGGCGGTAAGTTGGGCGAAGAGTGGGTTTCCTGTTGCGAGTGAAGAACTACAATCCATGCGGTTAGCCGCGTGCAGAGAGTGTCCCTACTACTCCAGTAGCAGCTTTGCTGGGACTGGAAAATGCACGGTTTGCGGGTGCAGCACGAAAGCCAAACTTATATTAGAGACATCCAAATGCCCTACGGGGAAATGGTAAAATGACAATCGAACAATTCCGAAATAACGAGGTAATGGTAACTTCTTTTGCAAGTTTACTAAAAACAAACGAATTCCAAACCGCTTTAGCTATTGTGAGAGAGTTAGGTATACCCCGAGAGACAGGGGCTCCTGCCGGAGCTACTTTTTCGGAGTGGAATAGCCATCAAAACACGAGGCGCGAGGGGTTTCACCTTGCTTTAGACTCTCTACTCGCCCTAGGGACGCCAACTCCCAAACGCCGAAACGACCGCGATCTCATGCCGTCACTCTCTAAGGAAGATTAACTTTTATGTCAGATACCAACGAAAACACACCCACCAACGAAACATCCGCCGAAAACCTTCAAGGTAATGGAGGAATGATGAGCTTTGACGCCGCCTCGGGCATCGCTGAAGCCTTTGAAAAACTGAAAATCGCTCCAGAACCGCCTGCGGAGCCCGCTGCGGAGCCCGCGCCTGAAAAGTCTTACGCGAACGACCCCGTCGAGCGTACACGCGTTTTAGACGAGGCGAGCCGAAGGCTGCGTACCGCTGCTAAGTCAGATAAAGAGGCTCCCGTAGAGTCTGAGCCCGAAAGCTCCGAGGAGCTACCTAAAGAAGCCGCCTCTTTGAAGAAGTGGGCGGTCAACATGAAGAAGGATTGGAAGGCTGAAAGAAGTCGCCGAGAAGAATTAGAGGCTAAAGTAGCGGAGTTAGAATCAGGACGTAGCGCGGACGCGCCAGAAGAAGTCCAGCGGCTGCGAGCTCAAAATGAAGAGTATGAGCGGGAACTTCAAATCGCACGCGTAGAGGCTACGCAAGAGTTTAGGGATGTAGTGACAATCCCAATGCAGCAGATTAGGGGAACCATCGATTCGTTTGCGTCTAAGTATGAAATGCCGCCAAAAGAAATCTATGAGGCTCTTTCAGATGATGACGCGAGCGCGCGCGCTGATAAACTCAGCGACTTGGCGGCAGGAATGAACGACCGCGATAAATACTCTCTCTACGAGCTTGAAAAGCAGTATTTAGCCGTCGAAGCCACCCGTGAAAAAGTAGTGAGCCACGCCAAGCTCGCGCTTCAAAAAATCCAAGAGCACCGCGAGGAGGAAGCAAAACTTCAGCATGGCGAGGCTA